GCCGCTGCATATTGAGCCGTAGGTGGTCATATTGATTTCCAGTCAGGCGCCGCCCTCCAATGACTGGATGCGACAAAAATAGGGGGTGTTATTCGTTGCAGATGCGAAGAGTCTTGCGCCGGAAGTCGGCATCAAGCCGTCTGGCCATGTGCTCAGGCATCACATATGGGGTGTGTGGTGGCATTGCCAGAAAGGGTAGGGCGCGGTCCTTTCCAGCATCATGTAGCGCATGAATGACCAGTCGCATAGCTGCGCTTTGGTCCTGCGCGCCAGTCCACTCAACCAGAGCTGACAGCGCCTCGCACGTTCCAGATCTAGCCCAAAAGCGGATCATCTCGCTACCCATGATTGGCGACACGTTTTCGCCATATTCCAAACTGTGCCGCGAACCAATAAGCCGAATAACCCCGCCCCGGCCAAGACCCTGAACGTGATGAATCATCCAGGTGAGCGCCTCGCCCTGCTCTTTGATTCCGGTCCACCTCATCAGGTCGGACAGCATCTTCTTGGTCGTAGCGCTGACCGTGTGGCGCAATTCCAGCTCACCGCACTCTTGGCGCTTGAGTGCAGTCTTAGCTGACCGAGCCTTTCCTTCTACTGCCATTTCAACCTCCTACCCATTCCAACGAGTGCGATACAGCACGATGTCGCGGGCTGTTGATATGCCGCAGCTGAATATTCTCGCCAGCCGGGCGTAGCTGAATTTCTCGGCTTCATACCTCTTGCGCATTTCCTTGACCTGCTCACTGGTCAGCGTGGCCATATGGTGAGAGATTCCGCATCGGTGGCCGGTATGATTTCTAGTTTCTGCCATTTCACACCTCGATCAGTTTCAGGTAATTCTCGACCCATAGCCTAGGGTCGCCGCAGCGGATGATCTTCGTGAAGACTGGGCGACACTCGATCCTGACCAGGTCGCGCGCCCGGTACGCTGCCGAGATCACTGCCGATTCCGTCTGATGCATTCGATCCGCCAATATCAGGCAGAGAATTGCGTCCGTTACCTTCATCCGGTAGGACGTAGGTTGAATTTTCATGCTGGGTTACTCCGCTGGGCGGGATGCTGAGGTGCTGCCTGCGTCTGATAGCGGTCTTCTTGCTGATCCGCCTCAACTGCGCGTCCTTTTGAACTCGATGCCGTACGTATCGATCAGGCGCGACATTCGGTGCGAGCCAATACCCAGCGCTTTTTCCGCCCGACCCTTCGTCACGCCGATTTCAGCCATGGCCCGGAGTCTTTCGGCCATTGGCGCGTCAACCGCAGGATCGATGCTGAATACGCCGCTGCTGCCTGACTTCCGGCCCCGTCCTGACTTGCAGGAAATGCTGAACCGCTTACAGGTCTGATAGACCTTATCCAGCGTGACCTTCAGCGCTGCCGCGATATCTCGTTGACCCATGTCCTTGCCCATCTCGCGGACTTTCTCGGCAAAGGCGCGCCGCTCGATCTCTTGCTCGGAAATGACTGGCTCAATGCGTACTGGCCGAGGCTCAAACTTGAATCCTTCGATCCGATCAACCTTTCCGCCAGACAAGAAAAAAAGCAGCCTTGGCCGCTTCGAATTGTGATTGCTCGACCGGCGATGCCGGATTGGCGCTTCTCATGTGTGTTCGCTCGAGTGGTGGGCCAGACCTTTATTGGGGCCTGGCATGTTTGATTTAGGCGCCTTCTCAGGTAGCTTGCGCAAAAGTTAGGCGCTTATGGATTTCACGAACGCGCTCAACGTCACCCGCGCAGTACTTGGCAACGTCATCGATACGGCCGGATTTAACGAACTCCCAAACCTTGCTTCCGTCGATCTCATCATCAATCTCACTACCCTTTGTTGCGATGCCGAACACCTTGCAGAGCTTGTCCAGACTTACCGTTCCGCGCGCTCCGGCCCAGGCTGTCATGGTGTCGAACACTTCCGGGCCCCACGGCTTGGCGTCGAACGGGATGCAGGCTGGAGGTCGAATGCCGAGCATGACCGCGCGCTGGAAGATGAAACGAAGGTCGAAGTTGAGGACATTGTGACCGATGAAAACTGGCTTTCCGGTCTGGCGAGTACCGCCCGCCAGTTCCCGACCGCCTACCGCATCAACTGCATTGAAGAGGCCGAAAAGGATTTCACGTTCGCTTCCTAGCCAGTCTTTGCCGTAGAAGGTGATTGGCGCCTCATCTCCGATAGCGATGGATGCCACGACGATATGCCCAAATGCGCCGTCGAAGCTGGTTTTCAGCCACGCCTCATCGACCAGCGCAGGCTTTTCGTTCAGCTCCCAGGCAGCAATGGTTTCCGGCTTCTTGTAGTTGCCCGGTGCGCTGATTCGCTCAGCGAGAACTTCCTTGATGCCAAGCGCTTGGCCGGGGATCGTTTCAATGTCCAAATAAATGTTCATGTTTTCTCCAAAGAAAAGGGCGCTCAATGGCGCCCATAAGGAAGTTGGCTAGTGCCGAAATAGGCCCTAGAACAGGATATCCTGAGAATGGTCATCAGGTACCGGGCCATAGTCGTTGTTGTCGCTATGATGCGACTGGCCGCCCTTAGGGCGCTTGTCGACAATTGGTTTGCGAATGATAGCCTCCAGCATTTTTTCCAGCTTGACCGGCTCCCTGCACCGCTCTCGGTCAAGAACCTCGGAGGCCGTTTTCTCGCTTGACGCTTCGAATGGCGCGTACAAAGTTGGTCGCGGATCACCCTTTTCGCTGTTTTTCTCGATCTCCATCTGGATCAAGATGCCGATCGGCTTGTTCATCAGTTCGGGAAAGCCTGGAGCCTGAGTCTTTACTCGCTGCCCGGCGTCCTTGTCCCACTTCTCAAAGCTGATTTGAGATGGAGCTGCAACATCATTAAGTCGTAGGCAAGCCATGATTGCGTTCAAGAGCGAATGCCCGCCATCATTTCTGGTTCCGTGCTGATAGCTGAGGTTGATATAGAACTGAGCCTCTGCTCCGTCACCGCTTTTGAAAGTCAGGCCAATCCCTGTTGACCCAGTGGACTGTTTGTCCATGTACTCAGCGCGCACGAAGGTTCCGATGTACTTCCCTTCGCGATCAATGTAAGCGGACTTGTTGTCTGCGGCGCGAGCTGCGCCCTGGTCGAGTTTGAACATTTGATGCTCCGTTGAGTGCCGCAATTATGCGGCTGCCGTTATTTCGTAGAAGTCGACCAAGGCCTGATCGACCTTGGCCAAATCGTTATCTATCTGGCGCGAATCAAACATTCCAATTGGGCTCTTGCAGCAATCTTGGCCGTTGGTTTGGGTGCTGAAGGTGTAATCGCCACTAGTGGCCTCTGTTCGCAGGACAATAGTGAAGAAGCCTTCCGGGACCAGGGTCTGATCAACCATCTTGCCAACGGTTTTCATCCGAACGTTTCCGAAGTCATCGGTTTGCGTGTGAGCAAGGATGTAAACCCGGCGATGCTCCGCAAGATCCCCAGCAGCATTAAAAATGCTCCATGCGTTCTTGCCGATATCTGCGAACTTGGCAAAGCCTGTTTCGCTGCTGCGCATCATTAACTCGTTGACCATGACCGCCTGGTAGTCATCAATAACGATGATTTCGTGGGGTGAGCTGCGCATTATTTTTTCAATGGTGGCCGGATTGTCAGTGCGTATCACGTTTCCCTCGTCTCTGAGGGTCGCTCGGGTCTTCCATCCCGCCGCCTTGAACGGAAGAGGCTTCTTGATGCACTGAATCAACAAGGTTTTGGCTGGGTCAAGGTTCCGCAGGCTGGTTGACTTCCCGCTACCTGAGTTGCCAAGGATCAATGTAGCGATACTCATAAACACCTCAGTTCGGCTGGTTATCCCATTGCCGCTCAATCCTAGCGGCCTCGGCTTCGTACTCTTTGCGCTGATCGCCATCGAACTGTTCGGGCGAAAAGGCGCCGACCTTCATCCAGTCAAGCTGGGCGGCCAGTTGCGGCGATGCGTTCATGGATTCCTCAATAAGCGATGGTGACGCCAGGGATGACGCGGGTGGCGATCAGGATTACGGCTTGCTTTGCCGCGCCCTCGGTCATTCCGCCAGCAACAAATGCGTCCAGAGCTGCGCGATTGATCTTTGCCTTATGGGCCTTGTCGGCCTCGCGGGCATCCTGCTGGCGAATGATTTCGTCAGCGGCGGCGTTGTGTTTGGCGATCTGATCAAGGCGCGCCTGCTCGACCGCTGCGGCTTGGCGCTGAATGGCTACCAGTCGATCCTGCTCGGCACGCTGGGCGGCTTCTGCATGGCGGCGCTCATCGTCAGCTTTCTGCTGGGCTGCACGCTGCTCAGCGGCCAACTGATCAGCCTTGGCCTGTATCGCCTGGCGTTCAGCCTGTTCAGCCTGCAGCTTCAATTGCAGGGCCTGATTAGCGGCGGCAGATTCGGCCTCGCGAGCCTTCTGATCAGCATCACGTTGAGCTTGCGCTGCCTGATCGATCAGCGCCTGTTCGCGCTTGGCTGCCGCATCACGTTCGGCCTGCGCTGCTGCGGCGGCTTCGCGCTGGGCCTGCTCTACGGCGGCACGGGCAATGGCCGCATCGCGTTCTTGCTGCTCGCGCTCGACCTTCTCTGCATTGAAGCGGGCGATCTCTGCCAGTTCTGCTTCGTGCTTCTGGCGAGAGATCAGGGTGGCGCGTAGCTTTGTTAGGGTGGAATCCTTGGTCAGGGCCGCGTCTTCTGCGAACTCTTCCCACTGACTACCCATCTGGATGGCTTCGACCGATGCTATGGATTCCGACAGGACGGCAGCGTTAACATCGGTCAGGTCCAGACAGAAATCATGGATGGCCTGAACCGCATCAATATGCTGATCGCGACGAGCTACTTCGGCCGACTCCCAGTCAGTCAGCGGCTTGCGGGTGGTATCGCGCAGGGTGTCCATTTTTTTGACCCAGGCTGCCAATTCAAGCTCAATCACCTTCGGCATTTCTTTCAGCTTTTTCAGGTAGTCGCGCCCGGGCTTTTCAACTGCCACTTTTGAGCTGCTGACCTTGGCTGCCAGTGACGCGATCCGGGCTCGCCCTTTCGCGGTGGAGAGATCAGGAACCTCGCCGGTCACTTCCTTCTCGACAATAGTGAAGAATTTATCCAGGCCACCGGCCACGTAAATGGCGGGCGCGTTATCAGAACTGATGTCATCGATGGTGATGACTTGCTGTGTTGCGGACATAAGGGCTCCATGCCGCGATGAACGCAGCCTTGAAATATTCAGTTATTGGGCGATCAGATCAGCGAGCGCGCTGAGTCTCGATATGGATGCGGTTTGGCAGATCGGCGACCCGAACAAATCCAAGAAACTGGAGCAGCTCAACGACTTCCCTATAGCTCTTTCCGGTCATGCTCATCCGTACCTCCGCATTTTTTCCAGCAAGGCCATCGTATTGCGGGACTGGATAAACATCAGGCACTGGCCGTAGCGCTTATGCTCCAGGCAGTCGATGGCGCCGAGGGCGTAGGCCATCTCTACCGCCATGGACGTTTCTGAGTGCAAGCTGATGTCATCGCCGCTCGCAATCAACTTGTCGATCCGTGAGTCGATCATGCCCACTGCTGTTTCGTGCCGACTCATGGTTGAGCTCCTATTGGCGGGCAGATCGTTTCCATCTGCGCTATCGCTGATTTGATTCGGGCAGATCGGCCTGCCAGCGCCTGCTCTGCATTTCGTTTGCACACGGCAGCCCACTCGGCATCGCCGCTCTCGCACATATCGTTGCCGCCGGAGCGAGGCGAGTACTGCCACCAATCGGTCCAGCCTGTATGCGCGCCGGACTGGCTCATGACCGATTTCCTCTGCGCGAAGCCTGTTTTATCTCGGCTCCGCGCTCGGTATCGCTCATGCGAATCCAGCGGTCATGCCGAAAGTTGTGATCGTCCAGCGCCGCTTGATTGCCTGACCGGCATTCTTCGCAGCATCCTTCGTGAAGCGTTTCAGTTAGTTCGCCGCACTGAGGGCAGCTTTTATCCTTGTCGGGCATGACTGCCTCCATAGGCGGTTATTCGGTGGGTGGTGCGTTGCGTTCGGCGAGCATGGCGTCTGCCATTTGGTAAGCGCAGGTCGCAACATCAGCATTGATGCTGTCTTCACCTGAATCGAAATAGCCATCCTCTGCAGCTTTCCAAGCAAGCGGCATAGCCTTAGCCGCAAAATAGGCAATGCTCATCGTCGGCATCTTCTATATCTGCGCGCCCAAGGATGCACTGCTCGGCCAGCTTCATTTGGTCGTGCTCGGCTTCGCAGATAGGGCAGATGTAGACCTCGGTAACGGATGGCATGCAGCATTCGCGCGCCCCATCCTCGTCATCATGCTGTTCGTTGCATTCGCCGCACTCGTACTTGATCACGACTCCTTTGCTCATGGTCTTGCTCCCGGTTAATTTCCAATGCCGCCTCATCGAAGCGGCATCAGTAAATCTGTGGGTATTGCTCTCGTGCACAGGCCGACGTTCGATTTCACGTCAACTCCCATCAGGCCTTGGGCCGTCAAGTTATTACGCAGCTCACCGCTACGCCCTCCGAATGAGGTCTCCTGTGCCCAGCGCCGACATGAGGTCGAATCGCTGCCTACCGTTACGCGGTAGGTCTGCTGGCTATGCATCGGCCAGCTCGGCGTCCATCAGGTTGTTAAAGAGCGAAGACCTTAATGAGGCCCTATCGCAGATCCGGTGGTTTGTCGCTGCGATGGGTGAACAATACCGCCGGTATTGTATAAGGTCAATACCTCCGGTCATGTTATTTTCACACACCCACAAAAAAGCCCGCTCAGTCGGCGGGCTCATCTATCAGGTCAGGCGGGGAGGGCGAATCGCAGGCAATAAAAAGCCCGGTGGTTGGCCGGGCTATTTGTCTTTTGGGGATTGCAGAGCTGTTAGTTTTTTTCCGAGCTGCTTGCTCCTCTGAGCCCGCTCATAAACCTTGTTCTTGAAGTCGGCTAGTTCCCGGCTCTCGCCCAAAATCAGGAATAGGCTCGCCATGCTTACGCCCAGGCTGGAGCCCGTGAAAATGGTGATTAGATGGTAGACCTTCCAATTTCCAGTTGAAAATAGAAGACCAAAGCCAATGATCAGCGCCGATGCCGCATAGAACAATATCGCGAACTGGATTTGACGGAGTTTTGCTCTGACCGTCTCGGTTATCCTTCGTCGCTCGCTGCCCGTAATTCCTTTGATTTCCCTCAATCCATTGAAGTTAACCCATAGCTGAGTGGCGAATGTAAGCGGAATCAAAAATACAGAAATCAGCCCCCACTGAACGGATGGCGGGGACGCCTGATCAAGTGACGAAATGATGTAATGGGCGAGAATCCCGCCCATAGCGGCGCAAAGCAGCACTGCAAGCGTGCCGCCACCCGTCCATCCGCTTTGGTTTCTCATATCACAGATCGTCCGCAGTTATTGCTGGATCAGCATCTCCCTGTCTGAGCTTGCCAACCAACCAGCCGTGCATTTTATGGTACAGAATCCCTTCGTCCAATAGTCCATTTATCAATTTTGTAACTGAAATTGGACCGGAAAGACGTAAGTCAGCCCCTTTGATCTCGCCCCCGCCAGCCAGTTCAATCCGTACGTCCGCTTCCTCTGCGTGCCGAAGCGAGGTCGCAATATTGTCAATTACGATCTGTCCAACCCTGGTTGTTTGTCGCAGGTAAGTAATTTCAAGACTGACCTTGAGGTTAGCATCATCCAGGTCCTCTTCAAGGTCTAGCCTATTAAACCAATCAGCCCCCATAGCAGCTTTAATTACATCACCCGCAAAGCCGGTGGGAAAAAAACGAACCCGACGAGCATTCACTTCCACCTCATCATCTGTACGCGTCTGAGGCTCAGGCTGCCGCTCTCCTTCTGGAATCTCTTGCGCAGTGGTGATCGGTGCGCCAATTTGTATCTTTTTCACCGGGGCTCTAGCTATCCGCTCGTAGGTCTCCTGTGAAGGCTGATCCTGCAGAATGATCGCAGTCCCGATAGTTACGCCGCCAAAGCTGCCGATTAGCCAGCCAAGATGAGCCTCAAGCTCCCTGGATCTAAGCTGGCTTGATTGAAGCACCACGAGGTGATTTTCGAACACGCCGAAATACAGAAACGAGTCTACGAACTCCCGCCTATGACGCTCTCTGTCAGCAGGGCCTTCTATATTGTTAAGCGCTTCATTGGTAAATGCGTCCAGCGCGTACGAGTCGGCGTCCTCATTGAGCGTGATGTAAGCCTGGCTGCGACCTGGCTCAAAATAGAGCATCTGGCAAAACAGCATACCGCTGTACTCGCGCTTATGATTTACGACCCGGAAGCTGTCGGCGTCAGCATTTACAATCTCTTTACGGTGACCGACTTTATGCGCAGGGCTTTCATCCGCAAACACTCTTGATAGTATTTCCTGAAGATTCCCACCTCCGCTTATCACTGCTCGTTTGTAGTGAATAGTTTTTGTTACAGACTCAGCCATGCCTCTCTCCCTGGTAAAGTAATCAGTGTGGCTTTTCGTTTTATCCCGCCCTACAAATCCCCGCCACGCCAGATCACCTGGCCAGTGATGCGGTGCTCGTATATCTCGCCGTCAGGCAATACCTGATCGGGGTACTTAGACTCATCCGGGTTGTCGCTCTGGATAATCCAGGAGCTGCCATGTTTGATGAGGCGCTTTACCAGCGTGCCTTTTTCTTGACTCTCCAGAACAAATATCCCGCCATCCTTTGGCTCGATACGCGACCCGTCTACTAGCAGTACGTCGTGGTCGCTGATCGTTGGCCACATGCTTTCGCCATGGGCATAGATCACCTTGAGGTTCTTCGGATTAACCCCCTTGATTCGTAGCCAGTCGCGCTTGAACGCCAAGGTGTTGCGGAGGACTACGTGCGTGTTGTCGTACCCATTGCCGGCAGCAGCCTTGGCCGTGTACTGATCAACAAAGGCGAAGTCGTCCCAGTTGGTAGTGACAGGCTCACCTACCTTAAGCGGTACAACATTTTCTGCGCCCGCGGTCTCGGCTCGATCCACCACAACCGAAAGGGACGAGGCCATGCCTTCAAGCTGGTCGGCTAGGGTAGGGCTGAATTCCGAGACAGGCACATGGAGTGCTCTTGCGAAAACTGTCGCAGCACGAAGGCTTAATGCGGTTCGCCCATTCATGAAATGACTGACCGCGCCCTGGGTAACCCCTTCGCCCAGTTCGGCGGCGATCTTTTCCTGGGTCAGCTTAAGCTCTGCGCGCTTCTTCATGAAAATCGCTTTCAGCCGGGCGCTGTCTAGCAGCTGCCAGTCTGAGAGAGGGAGTCTTCTGGAGTCTTTAGTCATCGCTGAATGATATTACCTGCGGTATTCGCGCAACCAATATCGCCGGTATTGACTAGTAACAATACCGGCGGTCATACTTGGGGCACGTAATTAGTTTGAGGACGCCGCTATGCGCCGTATCCCGCTTTCAGAATTTGCCGCAGAACACGGCCATACCAAGGCCGCAAAGCTGCTCGACTGCACCCAGGGAGCCCTAAGCAAGGCAATCCGTGTTGGTCGAGAAATCATCGTCATATGCGGCGATGACGGAAGCCTTTCGGCCCAAGAGCAGCGCCCGTTCCCCTCTCAAAAATCAGCCGCTTAAACCAATTTCACCCCAAGCAAGGAGCTACAACCATGCCCGAAGAACCGCGTCCTAACCGCAAGCACATCAACCAAATCAAGGTTCGTCTCGATGATGAGTTCGAGGACCTACTTACCTGCG